GAAAGCGACTGAATAAATATCTGTATCTTGAACTTGTGTTGTCAACCATTTTTGTTGTGTAATTTTAACTGGACGTTGTAATATATCTTCAATGGTGTGGAGACGAGTTTCAGCACCGGACGCTAAAACTTGGTGTTCTGGCATAGTTGAAATAGGAAGAGAAGCTTCCTGTGTAGCTGTATCATCGACAAAAGAGAGAATTTCTTGTGCTGTAGATTGTTGTGGGGGATCTGATTCTTGAATGGTGCTAGAAGGATCCTGCATAGTAGAGTTAGTTTGAGAAACGAAATTACAACAAGATGGTACAAGCAAAAATATCTTAGTTACTAAAGTATCAATAATATATAACCTTAATGAATATTCTTCACCACGATGGATGATCCTATATATAGCTAATGGTTCGTCAAACTCAACAAATTCGATAGCGAGCTCGGAAAATTCCTTACAAAATTGGCGCAATTTGTTGAGAGTTTTAATATCAGAAGGGTCGTTAATTTTATAAAAGTCCTTAATGGAAAGCATGGTCGTAAGGGTTAATCGGGTATCAGTTTTTGAAAAAGTTAAAGCAAGTTAATTATTTTACAACGAATTTCATTTGTCAACTTAAACAAACAAAGGTTGGGTCAGATTGATATCCTATAATTTAAGGTGGCAAACATCAATCACTAGGAGTAAATACTCCTCCACCTAGCTAAGCTAACTTAGGTCCGGGATTTGCTGCTGTGCAATTGTTATGACCGTCACTACACAGCCCTAAGCCTAAGATTTGAACCTTAATAGTACTTGTTGAAGTCGAGGAGTCTGTAGTTGAGGTAGGTGAGTACCTCGGGTTGTGTTGGCAGGTGTTCTCTGGATGCCCTGAGTAGTTGTTGGGAGTACTCGTTGAAGACTGGCTCTGGATGCAAGGATAATTCGCGTAGAGCGGTTTCAACATTGTTCACCGTATTGTCAATGACATTGAGGTCAGTCTTGACCCACTGAGGCATCTCCATGATGACATCCAGTTCAAGTGGTGCGTAGAAGCGGACGTCCTTACGGAAGCCGCGTTTGAGGAATTTTACATCTGAGAGTGAGCGGAATGGGACAATGTTACCTGTCTTTGCTTCGTCTGTGTACGTCATGCCAATTTGGGCGTAACCTTCAGTTATGGTACATTGATTGAAATGATCGATAATGATGTCGTTGATGTTTACGACGTTGTCATCTCCATAAGAGATCATACTCACGAATTGATTGAAATATTTGAGGGAAGCAAATGGAGTATCTTTCATTACAAGTTGATAGACGATACGCATGGATATCGAATTATAGAGGGAAT